ACGCAGCCCGGGTGGTCGGTGCAGATCAACGCGGCGAACAACCCGATCAGTCAGGTTGCGCTGGGTTACATGGTCGCGACCGTCATGGTTACGTATCTCTCGATCGTGCGGTACTTCCTCGTGAATATCGAGGGCGGACAGACCGTCACCGTAACGCCGCAGTAACCCATTCATTGGAATATCTAGCCACCTTCGGGTGGCTTTTTCATCTGGAGTAAGCCATGCCGCAATCAGGCCTGAATATAGGCAGTGACTACCGCTTCGATGTCTATACGTCGGCCGGCCTGCTCACTCTGCCGACGCTGCTGAATTTCAAGAAGCGGAAGATCACCAACAAGTTGACGGTGAAGCCGCTCAACACGCTGCCGATCCACCTCTCGTTCCAGGAGGTGGCTGGGAAGGCTCGTTCGAAGTCTCGCGCGCTGACGCGACGCTCGATACGTACTTCGCCAACTTCGAGGCGAACTACTACGCAGGCATCGTCCAGCCGGCTGGCTTCATCCAGGAAACCATCACCGAAATCAGCGGACCGCCGAGCACCTTCCAGCTTCAGGGTGTGATCCTCTACTTCGACGACGCTGGCGACGCCGAAGCCGAAAAGAACGTGATCCAGCGCGTCTCGTTCCTCGCGTCCACCCGCATCCAGTTGAACTGAACCTATGACCGAACTGAACGTTACAGAAACCAGCGGCACCGCACCGGTGCTCAATGGCGATACGGCAGTCGTCGACGTGGCCGATGGCCGCAAATTGACACTGACCTATCCGGGCCCGCTTGCGCAGTACGAACTCGTGCTGGCCATCGGCAATGAGGCGGCGGAGAACACCCGCTTCGTCAATATGTGCCTGCCGCTCATCTACCTGAGCGCGATCGATGAGACCCCCGTGCATCTGCCCACGACCTTGCTGCAGGTCAAGGCGCTGATCGGGCGGCTCGGTCATAAGGGTCTCGCCGCGCTCACGAAGGGCATCAAGCTATTCGATGACAAGGAAGACCGCGAAGCCGCAAAAAAATAAGCCGGGACCCTGGCGTGCGTAAGGTGCTGATGCTTACGAAAGCCGGTGTCCCGTGGGATGTCGCGACACGACTCCAGCCCGCTGAATTGCTTGGATTCTGCATTGCCGCGGGCGAAATCCAAGGCGCCGAGTGGTCGTGGTCAAGCATGGAGTGGAAGAAGCCGAAATGAAGACATACAAGTCATTCGGCGCTTTCGCCCGGGCGATGGAGCGCGCGGCGGCTGAACTCGATCTGGCCTACGCGGCTGCCATGGAGACGGGCGCGATCCTCGTCGAGGCGACGGCCAAGGAAGAGTTCGGCCACTACCAGCGCGAGGACATGGGAGAGCTCACCCCGTGGGCCGAACTGAAGGATGCGACCAAGCAGCAGCATTTGCAGGCAATCGTCGACGGCGAAGCGGCTGACGATGCCGGATATAACACCCCGCTGCTAGTGAAAGGCGGTCTTCGGGAAAGCGTTGAGCATGAGGCGGAGCCTCGCGCGTTCGCGGTAGGCAGTGAAGCCGAGGTCATGGTGTGGCAGGAAGAAGGAACGCCTGAGGGCATCCCACCTCGCCCGGTGCTGGCAACAGCGATGTATCGCAACACCGAAAACGTCGTGAATCTGGTCGGACAGGCCGTCGAAGATACCCTTGCGGGCAGGAAATGATTAACGCATATGCCATCGGCGTCACCGCCACACTTGAGGACAATGTCAGCAACCGGCTGATGCTGATCGTCGAATGGGCGGACAAGGCAAATGCCTCAATGCTCGCGTTCGTCGAGAGTGCACGCAAAGCATCGACTGCCGGCGCCGGAATGGCCCGCAACTTCGAGAAGGCCGCGACGGCTGCAACCGCCCTTGGCGACAGCGCCGGGAGTCTCACGCGCGCGAGCTACGTGCTCGACACCATGGCGGCCAGCAGCGGGGATCTCGCCCGTAACATGGCGGCGGCGCGAGCTGAAGCCAATGGCATGCGCACGCCTGGTGGACGGGTGCCCGGCGGTGGCGGCGGTGGTTCCGCATCCGATGACGACCGCTCGACGTCTTCTGGTCGCGGTGCGACGGCTGCCGGCGTAGCAGGTGCCGGCATGCTCTATGGCGTGTACGAAAACGCCCGCCTGGCTGATGCGAACGTTAAATCGGTCGCCACAGCACAGGTACCGTTCGACCAGTGGCAGCCGAACATCGAGAACTTGCGCGCTCGCGAGATGGAATACGCGAGCAAGTACGCATGGGCTACGGGCGGTCACATTGAACCGTTCGGCGACTCGATGCTGGAAGGTTCGCGCCTGATGCGAACGCTGTCCGCGGGGCAGCAGAAGCAGATGATGGACTTCGCGATGCCGTATATCGCGCTCGAGTCCAAGCTGAAAGGCGTATCAATGCCTGAGGCGACACAGGCATTCATTGGCTTGTCGCACATGGCCGGCGCCTATTCGCCAGAAGCAGCCCAACCTCTTTACGAGTCGATGCTCCAGGCATCGCTCACGTCGCACGCGTCGCTTGGCCAGATCGGGCGCGCTGCTAGCTATGCATTGCCTTCGCTGCACGCTGCCGGTGCGAATTCCAGCGATGTGATGCTGCTCATCGCCACGATGATGCAGGGCGGCATCATGAACACGAAGTCGGGCACGTGGCTTAACGCCATGGCCGCCAACGCGTTGCCGAATACGTTGGGTAGTGGCCTGTTTTCAAACGCAAAGCAGAACACGGCATTGCAGGATCTAGGCCTATACAAGGGCAACCAGTCGCAGTTCTACGCGAACGGCAGCATGGACCTCATGAAAGAGGTGTCCATCCTTGCGGCCGATCGCGAAAAGATGGAGCCGCTCAAGTTCAATGCCCTGCTCCGGATGGCTTTCGGTGTGCAGGGGGCTCGAGGAGCGTCATTCTTCAGCGAAGACTCGACGCTATCGAACCTGCATGCATTGGGCGACCTGAAGAACCAGTCACAGCCGCCGATGGACGTTGGCCGGATGATGAGTCAGGTCAGCACGGTGGGCCTCGCAGATCAGACCATTGCCAACGCCAACATTACATTGATGAACGGCACTGCAACGCTGATGGGTCCGGTCAATTCAGCGCTGAGCGCGGCCAATTCGTTCTTTTCCGGTACCGCCGGATTCACGAAGGATCACCCGGTACTGGGTGCGGGGCTCGACGTTGGCCTGCTCTTCGGTACGGCCATCGCCGGTATGGGTGCATGGAGTGGCGCAAAGGGCGCGGCCGGGATGATGGAGAAAGCCGCAGTCGGGCTGACCAAATATCTGGCTGGGGGCGCGGGCTCCCTACTCGCCCGCGCAGCTACCGCAATGACTGGTGAAGAGATTGGCGTTGCTGCGCTGGCCTCTGCAGGTGGCGTGGTTGCAGTGGGCGCCATCATCGCTGGCGGTATCGGTTACATGATCCAGCGCGCGATGGATTCCGTGGCGTCGAAGATGACACCAGACCAGCAGAACACCTTCTTTCAGGGTGCCGCCGGCGGTGTGCCCGGATTCGGCAACAACGTGACAAAACCGGTTTCGCCGTGGGGCAAACTCGGTGACGCCATTCACAACCATTTCTACGTCGACAGTCACGAGATCGCGACGAAGCTGATTCCGCCGAAGGGCACCGGGCCGACCGGCTTCAATCCTGAGGCTGCGCCGTACAGTCCAGGGATGGGGATGTACTGATGACCTTTGCGACCCTCACACTGGACACGCCGAACGGGTCTTTCGTCTTTACCGATGCGGAAGTGCCGGAAAAGATCCGGTTCGGTGGCGCGCAACTGCTCGACATCCAGAAGATGATCGGCGGCCGGCGCCGCATCAATGCGATGGGAGCCGACGACGAACCGCTGTCGTGGTCTGGGTGGTTCCTGTACACCTCGGCATTGTCGCGCGCCCGCTTTCTGGACTCGGTTCGCCGGGAGGGCCTGCAATGCACCCTGTCATGGGATGCGCTGCGCTATCAGGTGGTCGTGCATGACTTCCATGCCGACTACGAGAAGCCGTTCAAGATCCCCTACTCGATCAGTTTCGAGGTCATCGAGGATCAAACGGCAACCATTGATTCGGTTCCGGCCGTCACGCCAGCGCAGTCATTGGCA